GTGGTGCCGCACAACTGCTTCCATGGCACACCGCGGAATCGCTCGGTGTTAGCCTTACCTGACATACGGTTACGCTGTTGCCCGCTTGGGTATTGGTATGCAAAGTCACTCAAGTCTTTCGGTGCAGTGTTGGTCATCTCGTCCATGTACATAACGATGTTTTTCTGAATCTCTGCACGATTCATTTTTGAGTTATACGTATCACGCTCGAGCAACACGAGTCGGTCAGGGTTGCCCCATACAGAAGCTCCTGCGTACATGGCAGTGGTCTTACCTAACCCAGATTCCTTGTTGTACATGTGGAAGATTGCACCGTTGATTGGGGTCATCTCCATCAATATCGAGCCAAACGAAAGCCCAAACATGTATTGGTGCGCTTCAAAATTCGGGCGGTTATAAAACGCCATGGTTTCTTTCCAACCCTCGAGCGTACCCTTCACAGCAAACAAATCAAACAACCCTGCCGTGCTAGACGATGGCGGGTTAATCGTCACTTCGTTTTTAGTAATCTCTGTGCTGCCTAAAACAAATGTTGTGCAGCTATCGTCAGTCCAACCGAATTGTCGGCGAGCATGATCGGCTGTGGTCTGCGCTTGTAATTCATTGATCCAAGTGTTTACGTAAGTCATAAGTTCTTCCATCCTAATAGCAGCGACACCTTTCGATGCCATGATTTTGCGAAACTCTTCTTTCGACATTGATGCTTGTGGCACGGTGAATTCACGTACACCGTCTTTGGGTAGGTGCAAACGTAGCACCACGGCATCACCTATTTCAGGGTCTTCGACTCGGCGGATTGCGTATAAATCATTGTGGTACACAAGCACCTCGTCAACTTCACCTTCTTTGTTCACCATCTTTTTGTAAATACCCCCAGTTATTCCACCACGTGAATAAGGCTCTGGGTACTTCGGTATTGTGTAACGCTGCACAGGCGCACTGGGTACGCTGCTTAGCTTGTCAAAAATATCTACAGTTTCGTTTGTAGTAATAACTTCAGTACCAAGTGATATGGGACTGCCTAGCTTGCCCCAGTGCTGACAATCTGTGCAGACATTGGGGTTGTACTCGTTAAATCTTTCGCAGCGGTAAGGACCTTTGATCATGGCAACCTTGCTCTCGGTTGCCTCTCGCGAGTAGCCCTCGTGCCCCGCTGAAATTTTGTGAATCGCTTTCTCGCTATCAGCACAGTACGCCGCAACTGATAACCCAGCTCTCCACATCGGCTCACTCAAGTCAGCTTGATTACGAATAATGTATTCCAACTGAGCGCAACCATTACCAGCAATCGTTTTGACCATGATGCCTTTGAAGCTGCTGGTGCGATTACCCAACATCTTCTCTAACGCTGCGTCCATCACGCGTGGCGTGTACTTAGGCTTTGGCTTTGCATCAACCGCAACGCCTAGCAAATCCCTGAACACTTCAAACGCAATCGGTGTTGCTGGTGCGCCAACAAGCGACACAAGGTTTGCAGGAGTGTCTTTGTGGTTGTGTGAACCCGGTATTCGTAGAACACGTGCAGCATCATCCGGCACAGTCAGGTCTGATAAGAACCCTGCACGAACAGTGAACGCCTTAAACTCTTGTGCAACAGCGAGCCACTGGTCACGCGGCACCGAATTGATCAAAGGCCAATAGACGTGAATGCCTCGCCCAGAGTTAACCATCGTTGGGCGTGGGAACTTAGAATCTTTACAAAACTTTCGCAACGCGTTAATCGCATCAACCTGCGTTGGATATTCTTTCTTCGCGCCGCAATCTAGATCAAGGAAGAACGAACGCATCTCAGTGACGTTGCTTGCCTCGCGATTATTATTTGATTCAAACCGACCTAACGCAAAATACGAATGCATACCCTTTGCATCAAACTCTTCACTTGCTGCAACAACTTCTTCAAGAGTGCTTACCAAACGCTGATCAACAAAAGGCTTACGCTTTACTCCATGTAACTCCTCGATCCCGACTGCACAATAAAAGCCATGATCGCCAACCACTGTCCCAATAAATTCTTTTGTATTCATAGCTGCCTCTGATCGTTGAAGGTGAGGTACTCGCTGCACTGGGTAACTCGTCAGGTTTAGCTCCCTGATTTCCGTCCAGCATCCGCTTTCCCTCTAAAGACTGTGGACTAATTAATCGTCCCAGTCACCCACGATAGATGCAAGATCAGCCTTCTCTTCGGAAGGTGCTGCTGCAGAGGTCTTCTTAACAACTTTCTTTGGCTCTTCAACAGGCTCTTCAGCGGGTGCTTCAGCTTTCGGGGCTTCAGCTTTTGCTGCAGGTTTCGCTGCTGGTTTAGCCGCGGGCTTTGCTGCTGGTTCTGCAGGAGGTGTTTCAAAGATAGAGCCATCGTCCTTCTCACCGCTATCCATCTGACCCACATGCAAGGTGATAGCCTTGATGGTATCAGCGTGTTCACGCATCTCCAACGCAGCAGCCAACTCATCTTCTTCCAAGCGGCGAACAGGCTTGAACACCAGCTTCGGTGTTGGGCTTGCGGTATCGAAACGCATCTCGGTCACAACGCCAATAGGCGGCTCGTTGTGGTCTTTGAGGTAACGACCATAAGCTTGCAAAGGTAACTTGTTCTTCTCACCTGAACCGAAAATCGATGTAGCAGGAAGCGACAACTGGTAGACCTCACGCTTTTCAATCTCACCCTCGAGCTGAACAGCAAGACGCTGCGAGAAGCGGCAAGCACGAGAATCACCTTGACCGGAGCCTTTGATGTTCTGCTTGCAATCCATGCAACGGCTGGCCTGACGCTGCTCTTGTGGAACACCTTCATCAGGAACTTGTGTATCGGATGACCAGCACGATGGGGTTGCAGTTACACCCTCAGCATACGAGCCTTCGTAGAACATACGTGAAAGCGGTGCAGCGTTAATCAGCACAATGTTCATCGCACGTTCTTCACTCACGGTGTGCTCTTTACCGTTAATGATTTGACGAAACACACCGCCCTTAATCGACAAGCGGCGGTTGGTGCTACCGGAATTTGCACCGCCGGAAATGTTGTCGAGCAAGCTGTCTTTGATGCCAGCCAACAAGGCGGATGACTTTCCGCCAAACAATGTCATTGAACTCATTTGTTATTCTCCTAAAGGTCTTGGTCGGGATTGAAATTCAGTTCAAGTTGAACTGGTGCTGCGTGTACGGCGATATCTACTGCGGGGGTCTTTTGTACCACTTCGTTATCGGGAATGCTAGTGAGCGCTGCAACAATTGCAGGAAGACTAAAGCGGTACGTGTTACTAATTTTCAAGTAGGACGATTTTGGGATGTACCCTAAGCGTACCCACGCACGTACTGTTGAAATCGACACAGCAAAGTGTTTAGCAACACTTTCAATCGGAACATACGGGACACTATCGTCCATCACTTTCTCCTTACGGTTACTGAGTATTCGCTATCCACGTTCAAACCCGGGGGCAGCAGTTCGGGGTGCTCTTCCAAAAATTGTTTGATGTTGCCTTGATGCAGACGCTTCTCGTACAGCTCAGGGGCTTGGTGCTCGACAACAAACTTACCCATCGACTCCCAATCGTTTGTCCAGTAGCTGGTCTTGATCGTGCGAAAAAACACACCAGAGTTAGTGCGCACACTCTCGAGGTTCTGGTCTTTGCAGTAATCCAACAGCGCTGTTTTCACAACCGCCATCTTTTCCTTGATTGAATCTTCCTGCTTCTTAAACTCTGAAGCCATGAGGCTGTGAGCCTCGCGCATCTTGATGTACACGCGAACCAGCTTGTCTACATCTACGTCACTTGCATTTTCCTTGGTGTCCATTATGGATCTCCTTAAGTGTTAGAACTTCCAGTGTAATGATGTTTTGTGTGTTAGTCAAGTATCTCCTTGTAAAGATCAACAATTTGTGTGTGAACGTCTATTTTGTTATCAAGTAATCGGTAAACGTGTTTCTCAACACCTGAACCTTGGAGCTGCACCACCGTAGTTGGGTGACGCTGTCCGGCGCGGTGCACACGGGCGTTTGCCTGAGCGTATGTCTCAAGGGATGCTACAGGTCCCCACCAGACCACCGTATCGGCTG